CCAGCGAGAGCAGCTCCATGACGCGCGCCTGGCGCTGCGCCTTGAACGCTTCGAGTTCGACCTTCGGGCGCAGGTCGATGTCAGCGAGCCTGAATTCGACCACCGAGTCGGAGCCGAGCATGCGCAGGATCAGCGTGAACATGCGCGAGAGCAGCTCGTTGAGCGGCTTCTGCACGCTGCCTTCGACCTGCTTGATGAAGATCATCGACTCGACCGACGCGGACGACGCGTTGGTGCCGCGCCCGATCACGCCCGGCAGCACCTTCGCGCCCGAGCTGATCTTCTGGTCGGCCATCTTCGTCAGGATGTCGTACTCGTTCGAGAGCGTCGAGTTGCCCCGGTCGAGGATCTTGACCTCCATCGAGTCGAGCATGATGAGCGCTTCTTCCGGCTCCAGCCCGTCGATGTTGGCGGCGACCTGCGCGATGAACTTGTTGTAGAAGTCCAGCAGCTTGTCGGGGTCTTGCTGCGCCTCGGGCGGCACCAGTCCCTGCAGCTCTTCCGTTTTCAGCGTGACGGTCGTGCGCGGATGCAGATTCATGCGGATCACGCGACGGATGTCGTTGAGCAGCTGCAGGCCGAAGAGTACCGGCTGCAGTGACGGCTCCATCGGCGACTCCGAGTACGCCGTGTAGAGCGACTGGTCGACCGAGGCGTAGAAGAAGGCAGGGAAGTCGAGCGGGATGTACTGGCCGCCGACCTGCTGGTTCGGGATCGCCCAGCGCGCGTTCGGCGCCGGGAACCACTTGATGTCGCGCGAGCCGACCGGCTGGATACGCGTGGGCACGCGCGCCTGGTCCAGCACCACTTCGCCGGCTGCCGAGCCGAACTGGCGCAACTCCAGCGCCCACATCTCGCACAACGCGCGCAGCGTGTAGTTCGGGTTGTATCCCTGGTCATACTGACCAATCAGGTCGTTCTGGCGAATCCACTGCTGGATGACTGCCGAGCCTTGCGGGTCCACGCTGCCCGATGTGCGGTCATAGGCGACCGTGGTCGCGTCGGTGAGCGCGAGGCGAATGTACGCATCGACGGCCGCCGCCAGCTCGGGGTTGACCTTCGAGAAGATCTGGACCGTCTGCTTGGTGGTGCCGGTGGTGCGGAAGGTGGTGAGATCAAGGTTCGTCGTGCCGCGGTCGGTGTCGACCATCTGCGCCTGCGGCGAGGGCTTGGCGATGGTGAACATCGACGGGGTGGTGACCCCGCTCTTGCCCTTGATCTTCGGATCAGCGACCTGCGGCAGGTCAGCGGCCTGGCCGCCCGTGCCCTTCACGGGGCCGAGCACCTCATAGCCGACCTGGCCGTCGCGCGCGCCGATCACGACCGTGCGCGCACCGACCTTCGCGGTGGTGAGCTTCGGCTCCTGGGCCCCGGCACTCGCCAGACGCTGCTGTGCCTGGGCGCGGCCGTTGCCGAACCAGCCCATCACCCGTTTCGCCGTCTCGCGCACTCCCGCCATTGGAACCACCCTTTGAGTATTGAGCCGAAATTTACTGGAATGTTGAGGACTACGCAAGAAATGACCACCAATGAAGAGCGCCGCGCACCTTTCGATGCGCGGCGCCGAGGCCAAACACGGACTAACCACAAGGTGCTGCATACCGCAGGTGGGTGGGAACCTGCGATACAGGTCGCTGTGCCGCAACGACCTTGACTTCGGGGTGCTGCCGGGGGCTGCGCTTTATTGCTTGTTGCTTGTCCGGTGTTCTGGATCTGGCGACCGGTTGAGCCAGTTGACCCGGAGATTAGACGTCCTGATGAAGTCTGTCAAACACCAGAGCAAAATGAAAAAAGCCCGTGAAGGTTATTCACGGGCTTGAAAAATCACTCGACCAAAGTGATTGGGGGTTGCTAGTGGCGAACCAACTCGTCGACGAAGTACGCCGGGTTGTAGTCGGGTTCAGTGTTCGGTACGCCGCGCTCGGCGCGCAGCATCACGCGCACCAGGTGCAGCCGGCGGGCAGTGGCAGGGCGCTGGTGGACGACCCCGGCAAAGTGGCCAGGCTCGTCGAGCAGATCCAGAGAGTGGCGGAAGTCCTTGAGGGCCGCGTCGAGACGTTCGATGGCGGACATGGCTCGCTCCAGTTGGACGGGACGGAATCCGCATTCTTTGCCAGCGCGCGAGGATCGGCCACACTTGTTACCGACGGATACACGCTGTAAGGGACAGAACGTGCCGTTTAAAGTGGGGCCTTCAGCCGCAGCTTGCTCATCAGTTCCAGGCTCGACACGGCGATCACCGGGCGCGCGGCGAGGCGCAGCTTGGCGGCAACCCACGCGTAAAGCAGTGCGTGGTGCATGTGGTCGATCTCGACCTTCGACTTGACCCACTGGTATGCGTCCGTGTCCGGCGCGTTCGCGTTGCCCGCCAGCCGCACGCGGCGCATGTCGCGCATGTGGTCGCGGAACTCCTGCCGGTCCTCGTCAGGTTGCATCGGGTCGTTGCCGATCAGGCCGGCGCGGATGTCTTCCATCAGGAAGTCGAGCGCGATGTTCCGGTTGACGTTGATCTGCCGCTCGTCGAAGAGGGCGTCCCTCCTGTCCTCTTCCTCGTCGAGCATCCGGTACGGCCGCATGCCTTTGGCCTTCACATAGACCGACGCGTAGAGGTTCTTGTACTTCTGCTGCATGCGGTACACCGTCTCGGTGTACGGCTGGCTGTCCATTACCATCGCGATCGGCTTGCAGCGCTTGACGATCTTGTCCAGTTCGGCGTCCAGCTCCTTGTAGTTGATGCGATGCACGCGGCGCTGCATCAGGTGGTTGCCCGCGTCGATGTAGCACTCCGACACGTGGCAGGTCGTGCCCATGTCGATGCCCAGCACGCTGCCAACGAGCCCCGGCAGGTAGACCATCTCCATGAGGTCGATGTCGGCTTGCTGGATGCCGCTCAGCTCGTCCTCGTCGGTCTGCCCGAGGCCGAAGTTCTTGAAGTCGGTCAGCCGCTTGTAGCCCGTACGCGAGAGCAGCAGATCCTGCACGCTGATGAAGCCCGGCGCGTCGAAAGGGGAGAGCTGCGTGCCGTCGGCGTTGTGCTGCTCGTCCGGGTTCTCGCAGACCCACTCGCGAAAGTCGAGTCTCAGGTCAGGACGCTTCTTGCACTTTGGGCAGGCGAGGTAGGCCTCGCGCCAGCGCGTGCGTGGCAGCTTCGTCTTGTCCAGTGAGAAGACGTCGCCATGAAAATCGGGGACAACCACGTGGTCCTGGTAGCTCGGGATGAACTGGTGGTTGCAGTGGCAGCAGCGGACAAAATTAAACCAGCGATTACTGTTCGCAAACTCATCGTCGATCCCGTAGCGCGGCACGGTCGGCGTGCTCGTCTTCATTTTCCATTTGAGCTTCGAGTGCGTCAGGCGCGACTGGAAGCTGGTGAGGGCGTCCTGATCGGAGAAGTCGACCTCGTCATGCAGCAGCATGTCGGCCGGTACCGAGATCGCCGCGTTCTGCGTGAATGTGCCGCGGATATAGAGCAGCGACGAGCCGATCTGCTTCAGCTCCGTGCTGTCGTTGTTGCCGACGACGGCCTCCCGTAAAGGCTCACTTTCGCGGATCACCGGGTCGATCCGGGTCTTCGCGAACATCGAGGCGAAGTTCGAGGTGGGCAGCGTCAGGATCGCGGAGAAGTGCGGGATCATGTAGCACAGCGAGAGCACGCGCCGCACCTTCAGCTCGCTGATCCCGAGTTGCGAGCACTTCTTCGTGTACTGCTCGGGCTTGCGCGAGGCGAGGATCTTCAGCTGGTACTCGTGGTCGACGAAGCTGTAGTTCTTGCCGTTGATGTAGGTGTTTTCTTCGATCCACTTGGGGACCGCGTCGTGCGAGAAGCTCGTGCCGACCGCCGTCTGCAGGCGGTCGAACAGGCTCGACTCATCCATCACCCATTCGGTGTTGGCTTTGCGACCGCTGGGCATCAGGAGTCCTCAGTTTTACGGACGTCGCGAACCGGGCGCGGCGTGAAAAAGATCGCGTACAGGTACCAGCCGATCAAGAGGGGGTTCATCTCGTGTCTCCATCGAGGGGGATGGCGCACGGCCCGCTGTGTCCTTTCTCGCGGCGGCATGCCTGCGAACGGAAGCAACCCTCCGTGGGCAGTATCCGGTCCTCATCGGCGCCGACGAACTGCGCCAGCGCGGCGGCCCTTTCTCCGGGCGGGATCACGTCGCCGCGCCGCTTGCCGAACCGCGTCCAGTAGCTGTCTTCCATCTGCTTGACGCGGCGCTTGTGGACCACGTAGCGGATCTCTTCGAACGCGTCCTCCGCATCCGACAGGTGCTCGGCCAGCGTCTCCGGATGCTCGTAGCGCGCCGCGAGGATGTTGGCCAGATGGTCTTCGAGCCGATGCCGGTAAGCACGCTCGCGTGCGAACAGGAACCCGATGTAGCCAAAGGCGAGCGAGTAGAAGATACCGAGAACCGTGGTCGAGTTCATATTGACCCCGCAGATTTATTGGGAGTCCGAAGTTTACCGCTTCTCGCAGCGGAATGCGAGGCTGCGCACGAGCACCTGGGGCGTGGCCGAATCGGACGTGATCTTGCAGCGCGGGCGGTAGACCTTGCCCTCGAAGCCGCCCGAGTAGTAGGCGGTGACCGCGCGACCGTCGCTCGTGTCGCTCACACTCACCAGCTCGGCAGGCTGCTCCAGCACGTAGCTCGCGATGCTCTCGTCGGGCGCGAGCAGGGCGGAAAAGTCGAACACGTAGTAGGTGGTCTCGGCCGGATCTTTCGGTTCGAGCATGATGGCGGTGTCGTTGCTCACTGGAATCTCGCTCTGCTGTTGCGTGGTCGGAAGTTGCCTGCGCTCTTGCGCGCGGGGAACGCTACCCGGTTCGGGTCGTTGACGGGTTCGTCCGGTGCAGCGGCACCCGATCTTGAGCGGCCGCGCGAGATACTGGCGCGCGCCACGAGCACCGCGCTCGACGTCGAGTGCGCGGCGGCGCTGCCCTGACTGGTACCGCGCCGTGCGATGGGCTGGCCCTGTGAGGCGCTGCCTGCGCTCGCGGTACCGGACGCTGTCGCGCGCCGCGCGGCGGCGCTGGCGCTCGATCTGGCTCGCGCGGCCGCCACGCCGTGCGCAACCTGGGGCGCCACGTGGAGCGAACCCGCCGAGTGCGAGCGCGCTGCGCTGTTGCCGTACGCAGACTGGGACGCGGCGTGCAGTGAACCCACCGAGTGCGCGCGTGCCGCGCTGTTGCCCTGCGCTGTGGCGGCGCTTGCTGCGAGCGCGCCGTGTGCCGAGCTGTGCGCTTGCGAGGTACCGCTCGCCGTGCCGCGCGTGGCCGTCAACGTGCCGCTGGACACGCGCGGGGCGAGTGGCGCGGTGACGGGCAGGCCGAACGGCGCCGGCCCCAGCAGCGAGAACACCGCCTCGGGTGACGCCGTCACCGCGCGCGCTTCGGCCGTCGTCAGTGGCCGGTTCCATGCAATCGCCGCCAGCACGTTGCCCGTGAAGCCGAAGCCCGTCGAGTTCGCGTAGTTCATCAGGCACAACGTCGCCGTGCCGCCCACCGTGAATGAGTTGCTGCTGTACTGGTCGCCGTTCACGTAGGAGGTGAAGCCGAACGCGGCATAGACCCCGAGCGCGGCATACAGCCCGTTTGCGACGGCCACCGGCCCATAGTCGACGGCCGAGTTGCTGACGGCCACGTTGCCGCCGTTGCAGCCGATCCACGGTGTGCTGCCGCCCGTCTTGTCGTCGATGGACGCGGCCACCACCAGCCCGCCCGGTGCCGGATTCGGCACGCGCAGCAGCACGAGGATCGTGTAGCCGTTGTCGGTGACGACCGCGCCCTTGCGGCCCTGCAACCGCATCAGGCCATTAAACGCGGCCCCGCTCGGGTCGAGCTTCGTCGTGGCCGTGCCGTACGCCGCCGTGTAGGTGCTCGGGTCGCTCGGCACGATGATGTCCGCGAGCCCGGCAAGCAGCGGGTTGCTGCGGTCAGGGCGGATCGAGCCTGTGGGCGCGCGGCCCTGCGCGGCATCCGGCCACAGCCAGCGGGAGATGTCCGGCGCACCCATCGCTTACGTCCCCGGCGACCACGGCTGCGCCGTGAGCGTCCAGCCCGCGGCCAGCGTCTGCGCGGTGTTGTTGTTGTAGAGCCAGTAGTCGGCATCCGGGTCGAGCGGCACGGCGTCAGCCGACATCACCCAGCCTGTTGCCGCGTTGCCTGCGCCAGGCGTGGGGCCGAGCGTGTACACCTGCAGCGGCACCATTGATGCGTTGACGGGCACGGGGCCGGGGTTGCCTGCGAAGTCGCGCGGCACTTTGGCGATCTGGAGCGAGCCCTGCACGGGCGCCGCGCCGAACGTGACGCCCGTGAGCCGGAAGTCGGCCAGCAGCCAGTTGTTCGTGTTCTGGATGCGCAGCTTGTCGGCAGCGTTCGCGTAGGTGCTGGTGGCGATGGCGTTCGCGCCCGTAATGGCGACGTTCGTGCCCGCCTCGCGCACAATTGGCGTGGTCATGGCGGCCTCAGTTCGGGTTCGTGAGGGTGAGGGACGTGACCGAGATCACCTGGTTCTGCGCGATGTTCGGGTTGTCGATCGTGATGTCGCCGCCACCGCCCGTCTGCGTGAGCCCGCCGTCGACCACGCGCGTGCCGTCGGCCTTGGTCAGGCTGAACCACGTCGCGTTCTTGCCGCTGGCCGCCGCTGCCTTGCCTGCGCCGTCGGCGATAGCCGCCGCTGTCAGGACGCCGTTCACCGATGCGGGGCCCACCGCTGCGCCGAGCGCGAACTGCACGAGCAGATTCTGCGTGGTGATCGCGACGGTCGGATCGTTCGGCTGTGCGCCGTCGTAATAATTCAGGAAGCCGTTCGCGCCGACTTCCGTCGTGATCGCATCCTGCTGGCGGTTCTTCAGGCCGGGGGAGTATTTGAGCGTCGTCATGGTCGCACCTGTCTGGTTTGGCGCGATTATGCAGGACTGCTGAGCAATAGTCGACAATGAAAGGCCACCTTCGCGGCGGCCGATTTTACATAAAGCGAATTATCAACGTCAGCGCAGGAAGTGCTGGAGGATGCCGAGCGCGAGCACGATGCTGAACGCTGCGCCCCATATCGTGTTTTTGAGTTCGGAGACGGCCAGCTTCAGTTCCTGCTTCGTGACGAGCTGGTCAATGGCGGCCTCGTTGATCCCTTCGGCCAGCGCCTCGGCGGCTTCCTTGGTCATGCCGCCGCGCTCCTGCATGTGGCGGGCGAACTTGAGGGTGTCGATCATATCTCTCCCGCCTCTGCCGCCATACGCGCGGCGTTACGCATCGCTCTGTCCAGATTCGCGCAGAACCCGTCCCAGTCCTGCTTGCTCATCTTGAGCAGTTTGGTAGTCTTGCGACCCTTCGTGCGAGTTATGGGGATGACAATCTCACCGGACGCGCTCTCGCAAGCCTCATAACGCAGCGAGTTATGTCTCGGGTTCTCGCGCCAGATCGCCTCGCGCTCAGCGTCGAGTGCCGCCTGTCGGGTCGGATACCGCTCTATCGTGATCGTGGTGATCTGCTCCTGCCACGCTGCCGCTACCTCGTGCTGCTTTAGCCTGTGCAGCACGTTGTTGCTGATGCCGACATAGAGCAGCTCGCCCGAGGCGTCGAAGTGCCTGTAGAGTTTCGTCGGCTTGCTCATACGCGCAGCTCCAGTTCAGCCTGGTCATTGGCTCTTTCCCGCGCTCGCTCGCCGACCACGCCGCGCTTGCGCACATATTCCTTGATGAACCGCACGCGGTCGCCCTTGAAGAACAGCGACGGGTTGACCCAAAACGAACTGGCAAGGCGCGGCGCCAGAAACTCCTTGTCGAGCAGCTCGCGCAGCCCCCGCTTGTAGGTTTGCTCGCTCATGCCTATGTCACGCCCGCACAGGCCTTCATTGAACCAGAACAGCTCGACCGCTTCGGCGTAGCCGCCCTTGATCGCCGCACGCTGGTACGCATCGAGCACCGCCTGAAAAACGCGCGCGCCCGTCTGTGTCAGGCCGAAAGCAGCCTTCACGCCGTCCGCGAAGATCTTCACGAACTCGGCGTCGTCCTTTTCCTCGATCGTATAGACCGCCGACACGCCCGATACTTCGCCGGTCGCTGGGTCCACCAGATCGCGCGCGGAGCCGGTGCGAACGCGTCGGCGCTTGAGCGTGATCTCGCGCGGCTCCAGCAGAGGATTGACCTCTGGCGAATACTCCAGACTTTTCAGCGTGGATTTCGGCTTGTAAGTGTAGGCCATATATCGATGACTTTGTCTAGGTAAAGTTATCGATATTGTAGGCACGCGAGGACGAGATAATCAATGACTTTTTGCCATAAAAGTCATGGGCGAACCATTGAGAAGTCATCGGTTGACCGTTGAGAAGTCATCGGTGGCCTCTATGCGTGGCGCGGGTTTGCGGCCGGGCCCTTCTCATTCTTAGGTTTACCCGCCTTTCCGGCCTTTGACTTTCTCTCTCACTGGGGCAAGCGCGAAGCGCGCGTCAGGCCCGAAGGGCGAAGCTCGTGGGGAGCCTGTGGTCAGGCGGGGAATCGGCTCGCCGATTGTCCACACGCCAGTGTGGGCAACCCGGCTGTCCACAGGCGGGCGCGGGTGGACCACCTACGCCCTGAAAAGCGGTTTTGCAGGAAAAGGCAACTAGCGGTCTGTTCGTCCCCGTCTGGGGTGGCAGACAGCTAGTTGCGTTTCAGACGCCGTGTTCTTTTGACAGGCGGGCCAGCTCCTTGATCGTCCCCTGCACGATCACGTCGGTCATGGGGATGTCGGTGAGCTTCCAGAAGTCCCGCAGCCGGTCGTAGACGTCCTTGGGCATGTTCACGCTCATGGCCTTGGTCGAGGCCTTCACGGGGAGCTTGCGCGCGCCCTGTGCCGGCGCCTCGCTCTCCCCTGCTGCCTCGCGCGCCATCCGCTCGATCGCGTCGGGTACCGCGCTGAACGCTGCTGGTTTGGCGGTCATTGGAACACCTCCCGGTAAAGCGCTTCCATCTCGTCGATCGCCGACGCCGTGTCGCGGCTGCGCTTCAGCTCGCACACGCCCTTGCCACCAATCGAAGCCGTCACGAACGCCACGCGCTCGACGATGCGCACCCTGGGCTCGCCGAAGATCTCCGTGAGCGTCTTCAGCTCGGCCTCGATCATGCGGGTGAGCGAGCTGTTCTTTTCCGGCGGGATCGCGTTCATCACGGGGACGATGCGGAAGGTCTTGCCGTTCGCGCGCATCTCGCTGACCATGCGCGCGGCAGCCTGCAGCGACCACGCGTCGTACTGGCCGGCGCGCACGGGGAGCACCAGCACGTCGCAGGCGCCCACCGCGTAGACGATCTCGGGCGCCTGCTTGCCGCCGACGTCGACGATCACCGTCTCGTGCGCGGCGCGCGCGGCGATCAGGTCGGGGTAAATGTTGCCCGTCATTTTGGACAGGCTGATGGGCGGCGTGATGTTGTTCTCGCGGCGCGTCAGTCCGAACATGTGCGCGTACTCATCGCGGTCGGCGTCGACGAGGTGGACGTCGGGCGAGTCCTGCGCCCGGCGCACGGCCAGATTGGTGGCAATAGTGGTCTTGCCCACCCCGCCCTTGCGGGTGGCGACGGCTATCAGCATGGTTACTCCGGTGTTCGTGTGGGGTTGTAGGGGACTACGCCACGAAGTATAGGAGGTTAACCGTGTCAATGCTGACTGGCATATGCGCCTATATGTACGTATGGGCGCATATGCGTATGGGTGTATATGTGTGCCTCAGAGCAGCGTCACGGCTGCCTGCATCAATGCCCCGATTGACGTCGCCATGAGCAGCCATCGGACTGCACATCGGGTTCTGCGGGGCTGTGTGGCAGCGTACTGGTTCAGGTGTGCCTGTGCGCGGGCATGGCAACCGCACGGGCAGGGCGTATAGGTGGTCTTGTCTGCGATCATGGGGATACTCACTGGTCAGGTGGTGGGACTGCCCGTATGGGCGGGTTTGTCTACTTTTATAGCGCTTTGTGTGCGCTTTCACACGCTCTCGGGCGCGTTGCTGTGATTTTGAATGAAAAACGCCCGGATCTGGCTGAAATCCGGGCGTTTTCTTCGTAAAACGCGTAGGGACTAACGCTGACGTACCGGGATATCGCCGATCTTCACGATCTCGGTGGTCATGTCGGCCCACGTCACCTCGGCCTCGCCGCGGCGAAGGTGAGGCGATTCGGGACCGGCAAAGCGCATCAGGTAGGCTTGCCGGGTCACCTTGGTGCCGTCGGTACGGTGCATCTCGATGGAGAGCGTGGCGCCCGCCTTCACGTAGGCCGCCATCACTGATCCGCCTCTGGTTCTGACACGGATTTGAGGACCAGCCGGCGGCGGGTGGGAAAGGTAATGGGTGTGCTCGGGTCGCTGGGCATCGCGCGCGTGGTGCCCTTGTACGTGGTCGACTGGAACGTGCCGAAGTTGCGGAAGGTCACGCGCGTGGTGCGGGCGGCCGTCTTGATTTCTTCGAGGGCGGTGACGAGCACCACGCGCACCACGTCCTCGGCGATGCCCGTGCGCTCGGAAATGCTGCGTATGAGGGCGATGGGTACCGAGATGACGCCGATCGCGCGGGGCGGGTAGTGGCGTCTGGTGGGCTTGCTGGGTGGCTTGGTCATAGGCCGGATGTCCATGTGTTGTGCAGGCGACGGAAGAACGCGTCGCCGAGCAGGACGCGGTAATGGTTGGCGGCGATACGGTCGGCGAGGCCCTTGGCGCGCTTGTGGTCGCCATCGAGGATCGCGAGCTGCTCATAGAAGCGCAGCGTCTCTTCGGGGGTGGTGAGCCCGCGCTGCAGGCTGAGTTCGGTCTCGTTCATCTCTCGGTCACCGTTACGCCGCAGCTGTGGAAGTCGAGTAGCAGGTCCACGGGAGCGTCATCGCGCCACGCGCGGATGATCCTCGTATGGCCGAAGTCGTGAGCGACGCGCAGGTAGCGTGAGAGGTCGCGCTGATCGCCAACCACGACGAAGTGGTAGTCATTGGCAAAGTCGACACGCCAGTTGTGAATCGTTCGCGTCATACGCCCGCCTGGACCATGCGCTGGAACGTCGAGCGCCACTGCGCGAGCAGCGCGTCGCCATCCGGGTGGCCGTGCAGCGTCGTCACGAGAGCCTTCTCCAGTGCGCGCAGCCGGTTGATGTTGTACGTCTTCGCCTGCAGGTCGGTGAGCTGCTTGATCGCGCGCGAGACGGCCGACAGGGCGCTCGTCTTGCTGGTCGTGTTGGCCTT